AAGGTGTAACACCTGCAAAGCCTAATAAGATGAAGCCATTTCAGGTTGTAGCTGAGATTAAATCATATGGTGCATTCACACCTCACACAGATTGGCTGCATATGGTTGCAATGGATGATGTAGCACAGCAGGATATTAAGAAGCTGGGTATTCAGTCTGCACAGACTAAGGAGATTTTGATTAGAGATACCTTATCAGCAGGTAAGTATGTAATGTACGCACCGGTTGAAGCTGCAGATGGTACTCTAACTTATGTGTCTGACAGAACTTCTCTAACATCAAAGAATAAATTCTCTGTTAGAGAAATCCTTAGAGCAGTAGCCTTCTTGAAAAATCACAATGCACAACCTCTTGACGGTTCATTTGTATGCATTATTCATCCTGATGTTGAACTTGATGTTCTAACAAGCAAAGGTTTTACAGAGCTTGTTAAATATACAAACAATGTTGAAAGAATATATAACGGTGAAATTGGAAAAATCGGTATGGTTCGTTTTGTGGTATCATCAATGGCAAAGAAATGGGAAAAGGCAGGTGCAAGCGAAACATCCGGTAAAGCAGATGTTTATAGTTCCCTTGTGCTTGCAGACGGTGCTTATGTTGTTGCAGAATATGAAGGTGGAGGCCTTCAGACATTCCTTAAACCAGTTGGTTCTGCCGGTTCTGCTGACCCATTAAACCAGCGTGGTACAAATGGTTGGAAGTTCACTCTTGCAGTGGCTAGAGTAGTTGAAGAGTATATGATCAGAGTTGAAAGTGGTGCTAGTGCTAATCCTTATTACACAACAGCAGCTTAACTAAACTAATTGAATTATCCCACTACAATTAAGTAGTGGGATATTGAAGTATTAAAGGAGAAATAAAAGATGGCAAGAACATCAGCTAAAGATAAAGAAAATGTTGTAGAAGAAGTTACAACTACATCAGTAACAACAGCAGAAAACGAAGAACTTAAAGCATTAAGATATGAAAATGCTTTACTAAAAAAACGATTAAAGGAAAAAGAAGAAACACCGGCAGTGAATGTAACTAATGATGAAGTAGCAATTGACTGTAACGGTAAGAAGTTTACACCTAGAAATGATGGTGGTGATGAACTGAGACGGAGAGGATTATCTGAAGAAGTTGTTCAGAATGAATTAGAACTTCAAAAAGAAGTTACTATTATTCTCCCTAAAGATCCATTTAAGGATGTTGATGTAAGACTATATGACCCATTGAAAAACATTACTATTGCTATTCAGCGTGGTGTTCCGGTAAGAGTTCCGGGTTATATTGCAAAGTCTTTGGAACGTTCACAGAATGCAGATATTGTTACAGCAGAAATGATGAATAAGATGTCAAATGAATTTGCAGAACAGGAAAAAGAATATAATAATTAAATTTTAAGGGTGGTGGCTGGTTCACCACCCTTTATTTGTAGGTGATACTATGAAAATATCAGAGATTATTGATAGAGTACAACAAGAGTTTCCAGGCCAAGAAATGTTTACGGATAATTGGATAATTAATCAGTTATCAATACTTGACCAGAAAATTAAAAGAGATATTTTTGACACTCACGATTGCCCTCAAAGAGCAACAGAATTAGATAATTATAACTTTGAAACTGACAGAAATACGGAACTACTAGTTAAAGCTCCGTATGATGATACATTATATACAGACTACATATTAGCAATGTGTAATCTAGAACTTAAAGAAGATGATGATTACAACATTAGAATCAATATGTATGAAAGTAAAGAAGAAAATTTGTGGAAAGCAGTAAACCAACAATACAAGTTTATAGTTCCATATAAAGATTATAGATTTTAGGTGATGATAATATGTACCCAAAATTTAATAGAAGAAGAGAAAATACAATACCTATTTCTAACTTTCTAGGAATTAACAGAAGTAGAAATACTACATTTTCTAAGATTAGTCATTACAGCAGTAACTATCAAATTGAATTTACTGATATGAAAAACATGACAGATGATTATAATCCTATGTTTGGTAGCAGACCTAAAAGAGAAGCAGTAAGTAGAGTTAATACATTTGACAGAAACGCTATATGTAGTAATTTGCTTGTTTGTAATGATAGCTTAATGTGGCTTGAATCAGATGGTATTATTTATCGCAATAATAGTGAATTTAGCAACTATTTTTCTACAGATGATTTTAATAAGAGCATCAAAAGACAGTTAACCCTTATGGGAAACTATATTGTAGTTACTCCGGATAAGGTAAGGATAAACATTACTACAAAAGATGTTGAACAAATTGAAAACATATTTTATTCAAAAAGTGGTTCTGGAGAAATCCAAACATCAAATAATCAAAATGATGTTCCTAGCATTCAACGATTTGTAATTAATACATCAATAGATCAATCAGAATTGGAATATGTGGGAGATACTGCAATTGACTTAACAGATGAAAGTTATCAAAAAACAAATGCTGAAGTAGATAGACTTGGAGCGTTCACTAAAATAGGAAATATAGTTGAATATTATGATTATGGGGAAAAGCCAGAAAGAAGTGATAACTGTACTGCAGGTTTATTTTTGCTTACTGATATAGAAAAAAACCAAACCGGTTATTTTAATAAACAAAAAAAGATATTCACAGAAATTTTTGCAAACTATGCAAAAATTATCAGAACAGGAATTGGTAAAGGATTTTCTGTTGGAGATACGGTGGAAATAAGCGAGATTAATAATTCTTGCACTTCAATTTACAGAGGGAAAATAGGTGATTGGGTAGATACACTTAATAGTGTTTTTACTATCTATGATGTAGCTGATGATTATATAGTTATCAATGCAGTTTTAGAGAAGTCAGTACCTTACAATGGTCCTATTAAAGTATCAAGAACTATGCCTGATATGGACTTTATAATTGAAAGGAACAATAGATTGTGGGGTTGTTCTTCAGGTAATCATGAAATTTATTGTTGTGCAATTGGTGATTGCAAGAACTGGAATACATATCAAGATGCAATAGCTTCAGATAGTTGGGCTTGTACAGTAGGAACACAAGGAGATTTTACAGGTTTAACTAGAATTGGTGATTACTTATATTTCTTTAAAGAAAATTGTATACACAGAATATCTGGTGAATATCCAAGTAACTTTACAGACACAACAATATATCAAAGTGGTGTTGAAGCTGGTAGTGAACAGTCATTAGTGGCAGTAGGTTCATCACTCTATTATAAATCTCCGGAAGGTATTACTAAGTTTACTGAAGGATATGCCAGCGAACTTATAAGTAATGCTGCATTTGATAGTCAAAGATATGTTAATGCCGTAGCAGGTAGGCACAAGAATAAAGTGTATATGTCTTTGCAAAATGTTATGACAGGTGAATATGAATTATATGTTTATAACACGGAAACTAATTTGATTATGAAAGAGGATAATACACAATTTATATCTACAGCAACATTGAGAGATAATATGTATTTTGTAGATGCAGATACTGGATACATTAACAGTATCTCTGATAATAATGTTTTTACTGATTTTGCAAGTTACATTCTTCCTGAGAGATTAGCAGAACAAAGAACATTTAATCTTCATGGTAACCAAAGATTGTTTGGTGATGTTGACGGTGA